AAAAATGGTACCAGCAGGTGACCCCCATACGGGGGGATTGTTCACAAACGTCGTCACCTGTAAAAACGCGTTAATTCCAGCCTTAGCCTTCGATCCCGCTGGACCAGCCACATTTTTGCTTAAAACGCAAGCAATAGTAGCCGCGACCCCGGCTTTCGCCGTGGATCGCGTCGTCGCAAGCGCTCTGCGAAGCTTAAAAGCTGGCATTTACGGCGTCGGACCTATCTCTAGCGAGAAGGTCAAACCACTGACCGTCACGGAAGTAGCGCCACCCGGGATCACCGGATCGGCCACAATCATGTCCGAAGTGGCAGTACCTATGGTAAAGGTAACGTCCACCACTGCGCCCGACGTCCGCCATTGAGCACTAGCAATCGTGCCAGCAGTCGGCGTACCGCTTGGTGTCAAAGCATTTGCGGTCGCAACGGCCGGTACTGCGCTCGTGGCACCACCAAATGCCGTGGCGTTGAACCCGACGTCGGCCAATGTCGCCGGTGCCGAACTCAGCAGGCGAAAGACGCCGCCGTTAAGACGCGCAAGTAATGCATCACATGCGACCTTGGTCGCGGCCGCTCCGACCGCAAGTGCCTTAGCCATTAGACTCCCCTTTCAGCAAATCGGCTACCGGAACTTCCGTTGTAAACGGGCGTTTACTTACAGTTCCATCGGCCAAAGTAATATCAAAGCTACCGGAGATAACAAGCTTACCGTCAGCAGCTGCCTCTTGTACTTCGTCTTCTTTATCACTCATGATAAAAGGCCCGAGTTACCCCGGGCCTCTCCGTTGTCAACTACTTACGGGGCTTCCTGTCCTCGTGGTCCTTTGCTACATGGCTCATTCGCTCAAAGTCTTGCAGGACCTCCTTTTCGAGTTTGGATTCCGGTTTCGCCTCGAGAACAGTGAACCAACTCCCTCTCGAACCTTCCGGAAGCTCGAACTCTTCGCCCGGCATCCGGATTGACAGCCCATCGAAGCCTTTCACATCGGCTCTTACTTTCATGATTTCCTCCTTTACAGCAGTGTTACTGGATCGTTACCGCATCCGCGTATGCACGATAATTCTGGATCATCGACATTGGCTTGATATCGGCACTGATCGTAACGGTGGGCGATGTTCCGCCAGCCGTAAACAAACCGCGCAGATAACGGTACTCCGACGACGACGGGTTCGAAGTCGCAACCCATGAGAACGGAGGAATCGGCACCACGATCTGGTTGCCCGCCACCAAGTCAGCTTCCACGAAAGTACGTGAAACGACGATGGTAGTGGCCGACGAGAATGAAGTGTTGTCATCCACTTGCACGGCGCAGATCAAGGTCGGGGTCGTGCCACCGGCCGTAACCAAGATGTTGACCACCAGTGCCAGCGGCTCACCGATGCCGATATCCCGGCCGTTGATTAAGTCCATGAAATCAGTGGATGCAATGGCAGCAGCACTCGCCAGCGCCTGTCCCGAAGCACCCGTCAGTCTTGCAAGATTGTCAAGATACATTTATATCTCCTTAAGCTACTGCAACTTCGGTGTCGAGGATCGCATCCACGGTACGGATGGGAATGCCACGGAACGAAAGCATGGGACGACCGGCAGCATCATTACCGGACTGAACGGTATTCGTCGCGCGAGTCTGCGTCTGAATATCGAGGTACTGCGCGATGCTACGGTTCATGTAGAACACCGGTTTGCCCATGTTGAGCGACGGCACACGATGCATGGCTTTAATCATAAACGTGATGATGGGCGAGGTCGTGGTGTTGGCGATGGTGTCGGTCAAGTCAATGTTAGCGACCCGCACCACATAGCGCCAATCTCTCAGCGCGATGCCGCACTTCCACTGCCAGTGATCCCGGTATGCCTGCATACGCGAGCCACCGATGCCAGCCGTGGTATCAACCGTCACTTCACCAAGGTCCTTGTGCTGCAGACCCGCTTCTGATCCCTTCGGATAGATGCCGTGCACCGTGTTCGGTCCCCACACGATCAGCCAGATGGATGCTGAATCAAGGGTCGTACCGGCTGCGTTGATGATGTTCTGCCCATTCTGCGCCGTCAGCGACGAGAAACGCGGTGCCAGACCAGTGAACTTCTCCGGCGAGGTGCCGCTGTTGCCATAGAACAGGGTTGACGCCATCTCTTGGTTCATCGCTTCGAGGAACGCCGTTGCTTCCGACAGGCGGAACTCAGCGGTGTTGCCATTCAGCTTGGCCAATTCGACGTCCACCTCCGAGTACGCTTCCAGCATGCCGCACTGTTCATCGATCTGCGCGGTCGTGGATTTGCTCGGCGGTACGCCCTTGTTAATCAGACGCCACGCAACAGTCGGCAATCCGGTACGCACCGTGGTGCGCGTCCCCGTCGGCAGGTTGCCTTCAAAAAACGGCATGTCCTGCAGAATTGGGTTCGTGAGGTCCAACAGTTCTGCAATCTTTGCTACCTTGCCGTCCGGATCGAGTCGCTTGGCGACGTCGACTAGGGTCGGCACGTTGCTGGTTAAAACAGCCATTTACTTATTCCTTTTGATTAGGGTAGAATAAAGTTGCGGCGTCCTTGGTATTTCCCTTCCCGGAGCCGCCCGCATGGAATGCATCTTCTCGCATCGCCTTGCCAACCCGCATCATCATCCGCACCAGTTCGGGGTGGTTACCGAAGCCTGTTGCATTGAGTTGCTTGATTAGTTCGGGCGATCCGAACCGACCGACGGCTTTCTTGGCGAGTTCAACGTTTTCCGAGTACTCAGTGCCAGTCTTGCCAGCGATCTCTTTGTCCGTCGTCAGAGCTTTCCCCCAAGCGGTGACCTGTTCCTTGAGGAATTCCTTCTGACTTTCAATATACCCGACACGATCCTGATGCGTCTTCTCCAATAGCTTCTGAGCTGCCGCCTGCGATAGCTTGTGTTCCTTGGCATAAGCCTCTATCGCGTTAACCTCGTCAGGTTTTAGTGGTGTCTCATCTGGAGCTTTGAGTTCGTACTTCTCCGGCGCTGCCGGTTCAGTCGGTTTCTCATCAGGCTTAGCCGCAGGTTCCGTTCCACCCTTTCCTTCCGCTGGCTTTTCAGTGGGCGGAGTGCTCGGGGTTGTAAGAACTGTGGTGGGTTCCGTCGCGGCAGTGGTGGTTGGAGCGGCGGCTGTTTCTGCGTCAGGCATTTTATTTCTCCTTTGATTCCTGCAACATCTCGAGATAGCGTTCTGGACAGGCTTCGTTTAAGTCAGCCCATAACATTAACCCGATATTCCGTTGGCCCTCATTAAAGAAGGTTGTACTATTGCCAGTAAAACTGGACTCTTGAAATCTGGTAATCCCTAGCATGCGCCACATGAAACGACGCCCGACCCGGGTTGACATGATCTGGGCGAAGTCCTGCAGTTCCGCATCGCGCGCACTCTGCACCTTACGCTTGGCATCCTTGACCTGCGCCTTGTCAGCGGCGTTAGTAACGACCGGTTCAAGCGGCATTCTGTATCCCCGCTACGGTCTTATCCAGTAGCGAATTCTGGTCCATCGGCGTCGTCCCGAGTGACTTCCCAGCCTTGGCAATGCGCTCCATATTCTCGGCCTGCGCCTGCGCCTGCTGCTGTTTCTGCCGCTGATCGCGGATCCCAGCCACGGTTTCATCACTGCGGATGATGCGTGGCGGCACGCCTAGCATGTCACTGTATTCATCCAGCATCTGGTCCATGTCCACCTTATCGAAGATCGCCGGATTGACCTCAGCGACCGCGTTAGTGAACGTGGCGAATCTTTCCATGGTGCTGCTAGCTACCATCTTCTGCGCCTGCGCCATGATCGAGATGTACTCAACCTTAAGCGGCGAGCCGGGTTCCAGTTGCGACGGGGGCGACGGGATCAGTCCCTTGCGATTCATGACCGCGAACACGCGGTCGATGGTGGGGTCCAGCAATTCGTCGTTCAGGCGCTCGAGCACCGGACCCAACATCAACAACTTTTCCTCGTGCCGCTCATCAACCTCGCGGGCCGTGATCTCGCGGCGGTCGCTCAGCGTCAGCATCAGGAACAGGTCCTCATAAAAGGCGCGCTGAATCCGGCCTTGGTGCTCCTGCACATCCAGCATTACGTCCTTCACAGGGAAGTTCACCTCATGCGCGGCGCGGAATCCCTGCTGTCCCTCACGCGTATCGACGTAGGTTATGTCACCAGCCAGAATCGTCGATTTCTGATTACGCAACGACGAGGGTCCCGTCATCGGCGGATTGACCGTCTTCTCTACGGCTTGCGCCTTGCGGCGCTCCAGCACCTGTAAAGACTTCGTATCTCCGAGCGCGTCCATCCCGGGAGAGGTACCAAAAGTATCCTCACCCAACACATCCCATCGTGGGCACATAATGGGGAACTCGTCGAACCCGCTTTCACTGAGGTACTTGTCTGACGTGCCCGTTTCGTAGTAGCACGACCTATAACGCTTGTATTTTGCTTCGAACGCACCGTCATCATAATCGTCGTTGGGTATGATAAAGTGTCGGACCGGGACTACCGCCTCAAAATTATTGCTGTTCCACAGTGTGCGCACAGCTTCAGATATGTACTCCCAATTAATGGAGTTTCCAGGTTTACTTGGATCCGGCATACCAAA